TTAGTACGGATGCTGTACGCAATTCTTCGGCATTGTTACCAAAACCTGTATTATCTTTTATACCTAACAAAATAGGTGAAGTCACTCCATGACCTAACATAATTTTCTCTCTTGCTTCATCACTCATAAATTGGTATTGAGCATGAGCATCAGGTAAATGTATAGGCTCTAAGTCTGCTTTAGTTTCTGCTGATTCATTAAACGCAATGATAAACTTACCTGCATTTGAACTTCCACTAAACTTCTTGTATATCTTTGTTTCAATAGCTTGTTGTGTTTCTTCACTTGGAACACCGTTATTGAAGTTGATTAGTAAACTTGGTTGTAAACCGTTTCTTATATTGTTGATATGGTAGTTACTTACTTCTTCTTCTAAAGAGCAATACTGTAAGCATCCATGATAATCAACAGGTGCATAATAATAAAAACCACTACGGTAAGGCTTAATGACATAAAGTTCATTTAACTCTTTATCACTACCATTACCAAACGAAGGTATGCGTTTAGGTTTATCAGAAGTCTTAATGTTCTTCCAACTTGGGTGATAGTAGTATGCTTGTATAACACCTTTAGATGATTCTTTCTCTGCTCTTAAACACTCCATAGGAAAATGACCTACTTTAAGTATTTTCTTTTTACGTTTAGCATAAGTAACTTGAATAGCTGCTTGTCCTAATAGTTTGTAGTCAGATGCTATTTTCTTAACTTGTCTTTTAGGTAATAGTTTCTTCATCTCTAAATACTCTTTAGGTTTGTCTAAAGAATCTAAAGCGTCTAAACCTCTACCAAATATCATATCAGTAATACCATTGATACAACGTGAGTTGGTAGGACTACCTAAATATCTTTCAATGATATTATCAAAATAATCATTGTTAGTACCATAATTCATCCACTCTTTGTTACGTTCTTCCTTAACCGTAGGAACTTCATAACCAGATAAGTTAATAACTCTTATACTACTTTTTTGTTTTTCTTCCATAATATTACTCTACGAATGTGTATTCGTTTGCTGTATTATTTTGTTCGTAATCTGCAACAGTATCTAAGCGTGTGCTAAATACTACTATATCTCTGTAAATTGGTAAATCATTATCATCAATAGCAGAAACTAATAAAGTGCTGTCAGCATTAATTCCTGTTAAAATAGCAGTTACATCTACCGTAAAGTAGTCAGTATAGAAATAAGAAGTAGGTGTTGTGACTGCATCACAAAACGTTGTTTCCTTAGTTTCTTGGTTCGTAACCCATACACCAACAGATTGATTGTCCGTATCTCTCAAGATATAAGGTACGGTAATCGTTGGTAAATTGCTGTAATTAAATATCGTCATAATAATATAACAATTTATTTTATTTTCATTTTATTTAAACACAAAAAAAGGGTAACATTTCTGCCACCCTCTCTATTAAACAAATATGAAAAAGTATTAAGGTACTAATACACCATCATTAAGTTGTGCTGTTTGTACATCAAATCCAGTTAATGCACCTGCAACAACTATGTCAGCATCTACGAAATAAGCCATACTTAATTCTTTGCCTTCAATAGCCAATGTGTAACCATTCATATCTCCCATAGCACCACCTGTGGCAGTAGAAACTGCTATTTCACAACCGTTTTGTGCCCCAAGTAATCTAAAGTTACCATTGTAATCTTCTAATATAACATGAGGTCTGCCATAGCTTAATAGCTTTAATTGACCTTGTGTTAATTTATCTTGCTTTTTAATAGCAATACTCGCTGTTTGTGTCCAGAATGACGTTCCGTTATCTCTTGAATTTTCGTTAGATTCTTCAAATGTGTTGTTGTCACCTCTTAACTCAAACTTAAAAACATCAACAGGAGTAGCTAACGCAGTAATCTCGTCAGTCACTATTGTTAAGTTGTCGTACATAGAAGCAGTAAAGTTACCCACATACATATTACGTAGTCCACCCACGTTAGATTTACATGTTTCTACCCTTCCAGCTGTAATATCACAAGCCATATATTTTAAGTTTTATTTAGTTAATTAATAGATATTTTGGGTGGCTTTTACACCACCCTTATATCAAATTTTAGTCGTTGGCAGAGTTAGTGATACCGTAAGTAACGATTTCAGTAATATTACCATATTGACAACCTGCTGTCATTCTCATAACGATTCTCACGTTTTGGTCACCTAATGTTTCAGAAGTATCAATAACTTTTACTTCATTAGTGTCATTGAATAAACCAGTACCGAACCATAGGTTAGATTTTTCAGCAAAGATAGCTGTGTTAGCTGCAAGACCATTGGTCATTACGATAGGCACACCATCAATAACTAATCCACCTAATGTTTGGTTGTTGAATTTATCAACATAACCTAAAGTTCCTAATGCTTGTACATAAGCACGATAGATGTTTGGAGCAACATAAATCATTCCTTCTGCACTTCCATAAATCTCTTGTGGAATTTGAGCAACGATTTTTTGTAATTCTACAACAACGTTAGAAGCACTTACAGTAGTACCACCAATTTCTTGTGCTTGAGGTAATGCAGCATCTAAAGCGATTAAAGTTCCAAATCCATTGAAAGAACCACCTGTTCCAGCAGCACCTCTCCAAATAGCTACTTCATTTTGAGCAGCTACTTTTTCAGCAACAGTCGCAATTAAGAAAGAAGCGAAGTCAGGAGGAAGTTGGTCGAAAACACTATATCCCATTGAGATAGCATCCCAATCAGAACGGAAGTCTTTTTTACATAATTCTAAGTTTACTTGTAACTCTTTAGGAGTAAGTACTCTTTCAGTTAAAGTTACAGATGAAGTATCTGCAAAATCACAAGTAGCGTCTGCTAATAAATCTCCTACAACAAGTTTTTTAACGACTTGACTGTATTTGATGTTTGGTTTAATGGTTACTAACCCATTAGCTAAAGTGTTACCAGAAAGTAACGCAGCTTTGATATACGGAGAAGCCTTCTCTCCTGCGTATGTTGTAGTAATAGATGTGTTTGTAGGCATAATATTAAAGTTTTGTTTTTATTTATTAGTTAATTAATTAAGCTGCTCCTGTGAATGTAATTGAACCAGCTGTTACTGCTGAACCTTCAACATACCAATTTGTACCATCAGATTCGACAGATACCCAGTCACCAATAGTTGCTTTACTTGTATGTACTAATGAAATTACATCTTCCAATTCTGCTGCTACTACTGCACCTGCTACTTGGGCAGAACCAGAAATAACTTTCGTTGCTGCTGTTATTGTCCATGAACTTGTAGCTACTGCTGCTGTACATAAAAATTTAAAATTCAATCCTTCTGCTACCGCAGGTAAGGTAATTGCTTCGCCAGTTGCATCTAACAGAAATGTAAGTCCTGAATCGGCTGCTGTAACGGTATAATCTGCTGTAAGAGCCTTATACTCTTTTTTGATTCTTGTAGCAGGATTTGTTGTGTAAGTTAATGTTCTTGTTGCCATAGTTTAATTAAATAAAGTGCTATAAATTCTTGATTGGATTGAGTTTAAATTCTTGTTACCATACTTTAGTTCAAGTTTTTTCTCAACTTCTAATTCTGGTGAGTGTGAAATTTCATCAACATTCTCTGCTAATTCAACTTCAACATCACTTGATAGTTCTTGAGGTACTTCTTGTTTACCTTCTGTTTCTTTTTGCAAAGCAGCAAGTAATTCTAAGAATGTACGCTTCATTTCTTCTAATTCAAGTTTGGTAGCATATTCCATCGTAGGTGCAGGTTCAGCTTCAACTGCTGGTGCTACATCTTCCTTTGGTGCGTCTGCTAATTCAACTTGTTCAACAACTTCTTCTTGCACTTCTTCCAACTGTACTTCTATCTCACTTAATTGAGTTTCTTCTACTTTTGGTTGAAACACAGCTTGGAGTTTTTGTAAAATCTCTTTAGTGTTCATAAAATATATATAATTATAGTTAATAATATAACAATTTAATAATAGACTGTTTCATTTTGTATCTAAGCCACGTGCTTTTCTAATGAAGTTACCTATTGTTAAAGGTTTGAATAATAATAGCCAACCTATTGCGAAAACACCTAATTCAAACATATAGTCGTTAAGTGTGTTTGTTATGTATCTGTAAATCTGTACAGTCCATATAATAGTACCGATTATTAAAGACAGCCATTCTTGCCAAGTGTACCGTTTGTATTTATCTAATAGTTTATTCATATTTTTAATTTTTTATTATACAAA